TCAGCCGACCTCCTCAGGAAAAGTGAACCGCGCAACGACGCGGCGCCGCCATGGCGCGCTTAGCGGGCTTTCGACCACGCCATGCCCACTATAGGCGTGAATAAAACTTGGCGCCGCGCCCGCATTTCCAAGCACGCCCAGATGCTTGGCCACCGCACCGTCGCGCATCCGAAAGAGCAGGACATCGCCCGGCGCATCCGCCGCGCCCATGGGCCGCGCCACCAAGGCCCGCGCCGCCGCACGCCACAATCGCTCGTCGCCCTGCGGCTCGGACCAGTCGCGGCTGTAGCGCGGCACCGCCATCGGCTCGGGGCCGATGACTTCGCGCCAAATGCCACGCAGCAGGCCAAGGCAATCCGCCCCCGCCCCCTTGCACGAGGCCTGATGCCGGTAGGGCGTGCCGATCCAGCCGCGCGCCGCAAGTACTACCCGCGCGCCGGTCATCGGCGGCTCCCGCCGCCGGTATCGCCACGGCTTGCGGGTACGGCGGCCATCCAGTCGGAGCCAGGGATGTCCGGGAACCCTCGGAAATTCAGGGCGTTACCAAACTTGTACCGGCAGGTGCCGAACCGCTTGTCGCAACCCGCGCTTACGCGCACCCGGTCGCCCGCCGCCGGTGCCGCGCCCAGGGGCGCCCACAGCGCGATCTCGCGCCCGTCGCCGGACCGGTCCCGCTTGATCACGCCCTGCAACCCCGCCGCCGCGCCGTCCAGCACCGTCAGTGCCCCGCGCGCGAACCAGCCCGGCGAGAACCCCGGCAACGCCGGCAGATGCAGCACCCGCGCATCCCCGGTTCCCAGCAAGGCCGCCTCGGCCGAATACCCCGGCGCCGACAGGTCCACGCCGCAGGCCGCATCGCCCAGAACCGCGCCGCAGGGCGCCTGGTAGATGCGCCCCTGCGGCCGGTTCAGCGCCTCGGTCAGCCCCCGCAGTTCGGCGGTGAACGCGCCGCCCGCGCGCCGCAACTCGCCCAGATGGCCGCGAAACTGCAACACGCGCTCTTCGGGCGCGGCCCAATTGACAAGCCATGCCCGCAGCTCCGCCCCGTCATAGCGGCCCGCCTCGATGTCGTCGGCCCGGATCGCCGCATCGCTGAGCGCGCCCATCGCCTCGGCGTTGTCCACCGCAAGGCCCGTGCCCTGCATCAGCCGCGACGTGCTTAGCCCCGCCGCCGCACTGAACGTGATCCCGCCGAACGTCAGCGGCAGATCGTGGTCGGTGAACCCCAGCACCGCGCCATCCGTACGCGTGATCGCCCAGGCGCGGCACAGGCTCGTGCCGCCGCCATCGAGATGCGGCTGCAGCGCCGCGATCCCGGTCATATCCGCAGCTCCACCACCGGCACGTCTGGCACCTCGCCGGCCTGGAAGCCGGCGACGCTGGTGGCGATGCGGTCGGTGTCAAAGCGCACCGGCACGTCAAATTCGTACCCCGCCGTCACCTGCCGCCCGTCGCCCGGCGGCGCGTCAAAGGTGATCAGGCCGCGCACCGTGTCCACGGTGTAATGCACGCCCTCGTGCATCTCGTCGCCCTCAACGCCGACGCGCACCGTGCCCAATACCGGCTTGGTGATCGGGCGCGCATAGCTCTGCTCGCCCGAGCGGTAGGTCTTGATGATCGCAAACTCGCGCCGTACCCCGTCGCCATCGGCGATGACCTGATCGTCATAGGCCGGCACGCCCGACGGCGCGCAGGATTTGTAATCCGCCCAATCCTTCCAGCGAAAGCCGTAGATCTGCCCACGCCGCGCCTCGAAAAACGCGATCAGCTCGGCCACATCGTCCAATGATCGCATGCCCAGCCCCGCATCATAGCGCCGCCGCGAATGCGCCCAGGGCGTGTTGCGCTGCTCGTATCCATTGGCCAGCGTCACCACATCGGTGCGCCGCTCGGGCCCGCCGACCGAGCCAAAGCTCAGGCTCGCGGGAAACCGGACCTCGTGAAAATCCATCGCTTTGCCCTTTCCTTCAGTGCCTTTGTTCGCTCTTCAAAACGCGTTCAGCCATTCCCTGTCGCGCCAGCGACGGGACGCGGCCCCCTCGGGGCCGGGCGCGAACCAGCCGGTGTGCCCGTGTTCAATGCCCCACGCGCCCGCCTCCGGCACTTACCTATTGCGCTGCCCGCGCGTCATCGCGCGGCCCATATGCGCGGCGATCTGGCTTTGCGAGCGGCGAAAGCCCTCAACGTCCGGCGTCGAGATGTTCATCACCACCTGCACCGGGCGCGCGCCGCCTCCGCCTGCCCGCACGCCCAGCTTGCCATCGGCCCCGCGTGCCAGCGGCATGATCGCCTCCGGTCCCGCCTCGCCCATCAGGCCCGTCGCGCCGCCGCGCATCGGGAAACTCATCGGCCCGCTGACCACGCCACCACTGGCAAAGGGCATCACCCGCCCCTGCGCGAACCCGGCGCCATCCGCGAACGGCAGCAGCCCGCCCACCGCCTGCCCGACGCCGTCCGCCAGCAGCCCGCCAAGATGCCGCGTCACCGGGCGCACGGCCGCAGAATAGGCGGTGTCGGCCATGCTCTGCGCCACATCGCGCAGCGCATCCGACAGCTTCACACCGTCGAACATCACCCCGTCGAAGGCGCGCCGCAAACCGCGACTGAGCCCGCGCTCTAGCGTCGCCAGGTCGCGCCCCGTGTCGGCCAGCGCCCCGCGCATGCGCCGCAATTCGCCGTCGAACACGCTTGCCACGTTGGCCGCCGCGCCCATGGATATCTCCAGCGCATCAACCTGCGCCTCCAGATCGCCGATCTCGTCCTCAGCCATGATCGCCCCTTTCCCGGTTCCCCGCGCCGCCGCCCGCATCGGGCCACTCGCGCAGCATTTCCTCCAGCCGCGAGCGCCCCAGCGGCGCCGCCGCCCCGCCATGCCCCAGCAGCAGCATCAGCTCCGCCGGGGTCAGCGCCCAGAACTCCGCAGGGCGCAGGCCCAGCCCCCTCAGCCCCGCACGCATCAGCACCGGCCAGTCGATCGCGCTCATACGATGCCCTCGTCCGGCAGGCTGAACGCCCGCGCCAGCAACTCCGCCGCCGCGCGCGCCGCCGCCATCGGGCCGCCCGCCACCTCGGCGCAGGCCAGGTCGGCCGCCGTCCCGCGCCAGCCGCCCCCGCGCAGGCCCGCCACCAACACCGCGATGATGTCGCGGCTGCAAAACCGGCCCGCCTCGAACCGCTCGGTCAGCGCCACCAGCGTGTCCACCCGCAGCGCCGCCTCAAGCTCAGCCAACGCGCCCAGCGTCAGCTTCAGCACCTGCCGCTCGCCATCCACGATCAGCGCCACCTCGCCTGCATAGGGGTTGGCCATGCTCACACCGCCGTAAAGCTCAGCGCCCCGGCCGAGGCCATCGACAACTCGTAACTGGCCTCGCCGTTATGGCTGCCGGCGTATTCGATCGCGGTGATCTGGAACGGCCCCTCGATGATGCCAAAATCGGGGATCACCACCTGGAAACCGGGCACCTCCCCGTCAAAGAAGATCTGCCGCGCGCACTCGTCCGTGTCGGCGTCCCGAAACACGCCCGAGCCACTAATCTCGGCCGATTTCACCCCCGCGCCGGCCAGCAACTCGCGCCAGCCTCCCGCCGATTCCAGGCTGGTCACATCCACCCGCTCGGCGTTGAAGCTGATCCGCGTTGCCCGCAGGCCCGCCACCGTCTGAAACTGTCCGCCGCCGGTCAGGTCCACCTTGATCAACAGATCCTTGCCATTCTGCGTTGCCATGTCGTCACTCCGATCTTGAGAATTCAGTTGTCATCGACCCGCGCCCGGAACCGCAAATCGATCCGCCTTAGCCGTCCGCGCGCCGCCCGTGCCGCCTTTGCCCGCAGGAACGACAGGCCCACCAGCCGCCCCCGCACCAACGCCAGGTCCGCCCCAAGCAGCGCATCGCTCACTGCCCCGGCCAGCGCTTTTGCCGCGTCGAAACCGCCCGCCTCGGTCACCACCGACACGGTGAAATCATGCGCCGCCCCGCGCCCCGTCTTGTCGGATCGATCCCGCACCAGCTCGGGGCCAAGGCTGACGTAGAGCGGCGGCAGCGCGCCCTCGGGCGGGGCGTCGAAAATCGCGCCCCCCACCAGCGCCGCCACCTGCGTATCCGCCGCAAGATGCTCATAAACCGCGCGTTGCAGCGCCGCCGACACGCCATAACTCATGTCGCCTCCTCCTCTTGCGCGAAACACTCGAGATAGCGCGCCCGCGCATCATGCTCGGGCGCCGCGCGCAGCACGATCCGGTAGCGCATCAACGCCAGTGCCGCGCCCTCGCCGCCCGCGTCGCGCCCGGTGCGCGGCTCCAGCGCCGCCCACACCGTGCCCAGCGCCGTCCAACCGGCGACGTATCCCCCCGCCCCGTCGGGCTGCCGCGCCGGTGTCTCCAGCAGCAGCGCGCGGCTCAGAACCGGCACGCTCATCGTCCATGCCCCGTCAGCAGGCGCACCGTGCGGTACCGCTCGATCAGCGAGGAGACCCCGAACGGCATGCACCCCTGGCTCAGCGAGACCTCGTCGCGATACTCGTAGTAATGCGCCGCCAGCAGCAGCACCGCCTGCGCCAGATCTGCCGGTATATCCGCCCAACCCGCGCCGAACCCCGCTCGAAACATCAGTCGCGCCGAGCCGCCGCGCGGCACACCGGCAGGCACGCGCCTGCCGCCACCAGACGCGGCCGCTGCATGTCCACCTCCAGCCGGTATTGCGCGGCCGCCAGCACCGTCTCACCGCCCAGCCGGTCGGTGATCAGCACCTCCTGCACCTGCGTCACCGGCGCCACCGGAAGTGCCTGCGCCACCGGATCGCGCCAATCGGCCAGCACCCACGAGAAATCCCGCTCGATCAAAATCTTGCCGGTTCGCGCCTCGATCGCGGCCAGTGCCGCGCGCAGGAAACTGCGCAACAGCCCGTCCTGGACCGCATCCTCGGCAAAACCGGTGCCAAGCCGCAGATGGGCTTTGAATTCCGCCACCGGTAGCGCCGCGTCGGGCACGGTGGTCTCTTCGACTAACATCATGGATCAACTCCGAAGTTTCCGTCCCCGTCGCCGCGCGCCCAACGCCCGGCGCGCACGCGCCTGCCGGCCTGCCCCCGCCATGGGGCAGGCCACCGCCGCATCCCTTAGGAAACAGCGAATTTCAGCAGCTTGATCGCAGCGAAATCGCTCACGTCGCCGCCTACGCGCTTGGTCGCGTAGAACAGGACATGCGGCTTGGCGCTGAACGGATCGCGCAGCACCCGCAGGTCCGGGCGTTCGGCCACGGTATAGCCGCTGGCGAAATCGCCGAACGCGACCGCCGCCGCGCCGCTGGCGATGTCGGGCATGTCCTCGGCGATCAGCACCTTGTAGCCTATTAGCCGCGCAGGCTCGCCCGCCGCCAGGCCATCGGTCCACAGGAACCGTCCCTCGGCATCCTTCATTTTCCGGATCTGCCCCGCGGTTTTCGAGTTCATGACGAACACCGCCGCCGCCCGGTATTGCGCGCCCAGCGCATAAACCAGGTCGATGATCGCATCGGGGCCGTCAAACGCGCCGTCCGCCCCCGTCGGCACATAGCCCAGGTTGCCCCAGGTCCAGACATCGTTGTCCACCTGCGCATGGGTCAAAAAGCCCTTGGGCTTGTCCACCCCGTCGCCGCCGACGAACGCCGCCGCCTCGGCGCGGGTAAACCGGTCTGCGATCCGCTCGGCCAGCCAGTTTTCCACGTCAAATGCGCTATCATCCAGCAACCGCTGGCTGGCCTTGGGCATCGCGCTCAGTTCGTGCAGCGGGATGCTGATGCGGTCGATCACGGGTGTTGTGCTTTCGCTCACGCCGGCGCTTTCGGTGCTCCAGCCGTGGCCGACATCCGAATGGTCGACCAGCACGTCATACGAGGTCGCCTCGACACCCACCACGTTGGCCACGCTGCGCAGCGACGCGGTCGAGTTCAGAACCCCGCGCACCGTGTCGGCGGTCTGCGGGTCCACAAGATAGCCGCCCTCGCCGGCCACGGCGGTAGACATCGCCTTGCTCTCAACCGGCAGACCGCGCAGCGCGTCATCGTCGCCGCTGCGCAGGTAGGCGCCGAATGCCTTCTGGTGCGGCACTTCGGCCTCGGCCGTGATCGACAGCGCCGGGCGGGTCGCGGCATTGGTTCGGGTTTTCTTGTCCAGCATGGTCAGTCGCTCTTCATGTTGTTGCAGCCTGTCGTCGAAATCGTCTTGAAAGCTTTTGAAATCGCTCACGAAACCCGCCACCGCGGATTTCAGCTCGGACATCGGGGGCACATCTTCCCCGGCCCGCGCCCTTGGCTCGGTCTTGCTCATGTCGTCCCTCTCAAAGGTTTCAGATGCCTGTGCCCGCGTCAGTCGCGCGCCAGCTCGCGGCGGGCGTCGCCAAACACCGCCGCCATTTCACGCAGGGCGTCCGGGGTCAGGCTATCGCCCTTGGCCCCCACCCGCGCACTGGGCAGCATCGGGAACGTCACCAGCGACACCTCCCAAAGCTCCAGTTCCTTGAGCAACCGCCGGCCCCCCTCGCCGCGCGTCGCGCGCAGCGTGCGATACCCGATCGACAGCCCCTCGATCGCGCCTGCCGCGATCAGCGCGGCCGCCTCGCGGCCCTTTTCCACGCTGTCCAGAAGTCGCCCCTTCACGTAAAGGCCGCGCGCGTCCTCAAACACCTCGTCCCAGATGCCGATCGGCGCGCCCGGGTCGTGCTGCCACAGCATCTTGACCCGCCGACCCTCGCCGCCCAGCCGCTTAAGGGACGCGCCATAGGCGCCCGGCTCGACCACGTCGCCGCCCTGATCGGTGGCGCCGAACAGGCTGGCATAGCCCGCGACCCCGGTCCCGTCCGTGACCGTCAACTCCTTGTCGAAGCGGCAGAATTTGCGCTCCAATCCGGTTTCGCTCTGCATCTCGTGCATCCTCGCTTTGATCTCGTTCATGGGGCAGCGCTCAGGATCGACTGGAACGCCTGCGCCAGGATCACGCCCAGCACGCCATACACCGTCAGCCACAGACGGCGCTCCAGCTTCTCCATCGCCTCTTCCAATTTCCGGGCGCGCTCCTGCACCGCCTCGATGTGCAGCTTCGACACCCGCTCATGCGCCTCCAGCCGCAGCGCCGGCGCGCAATCGAACGCCTCGAACCCATAGGGCCGGGGCTGGCGCGTCTCACGCATCGGGCGCACCGTCCTCCTCGCCCGCCTCTGTCGCGGGGATCGGCGGCAAGCCCAGCATCTGGCGCTTTTCCGCCGCCGTCAGGAAATCCGCCTGCGTCACCCGGCGCCACTGCGACTCGCGCTCGGCGGCCAGGGCCGGAACCTGATCGAGGTCGGGAAACACCCGCAGCCCCGCCTCAAGGGTGAACCCCGTCAGCCACTCGGCCAGCGCCGCCAGAACCCGCATGCACATCGGCAAGACCGTCTGCCGGTAGAACGCGCGGTTGGCCTCCTGGTAGTTGGCATAGGTCGCATCGCCCGGTATCCCCAGCAGCATCGGCGGCACCCCGAAAGCCAGCGCAATCTCGCGCGCGGCCGCCTCCTTTGTCTTCTGGAACTCCATGTCGGCGGGTGAAAACCCCATCGGTTTCCAATCCAGCCCCCCTTCAAGCAGCATCGGCCGACCCGCGTTGCGCGCGCCCTGGTGATAGTTTTCCATCTCGGCCACAAGGCGGTCATATTGGTCCGCGCCCAGAGTACCCTGCCCCTCGCCGCCCTTGTAGATGATCGCCCCCGACGGTCGCGCCGCGTTGTCCAAAAGCGCCTTGGACCACCGGCTTGCCGCGTTATGCACGTCCAGCGCCTGCGCCGCCGCCTGCATCGGCGACAGGCCGTAATGGTCGTCCTGCGGGTGGAAACTGCGGATGTGGCACACCTGCGGCACCGGCCCGCGCACGTCAAATCGGTGCTTGCGCGCGCCGACCGTGTAATCATACGCCACCGGCCAGCCATCCGCGCCGGGCAGCAGGCTCATCCGGTCCGAGCGCAGCACATGCAGCTCCCCCGGCAGAGCGCTGCCCGCCTCGCCGCCCACCGCCTCGATATAGCCGTCGCCGCTCAGCAATAGCTGACCGTAAAGCGCCTCCAGCAGATCGGCCTTGCCCTGCGCCGGGTTGGGCCGCGCCAGCAGCGCCAGAAGCGGATGCACCTCGTAGCGCGCGCCGCCGTCCTGCACCCCCAGTGGCAGCGCCGCCGCCGCCTCGGCGATCATCTTGACGCAGCGGTAAACCACCGGGTTGCCCAGGTAGCCGCTGCGCGTCAGGGTGCGGGTGTCGCGCGGGCTCCATGCCACGCGGCCCGAGCCGCCCTGCCACGCCACCACGCGGGCGGTGGCGCTGGCCTTGCGCTCGCCGGGGGCGTTGCCCGCCGTGTCCGCCGGTGCTGCCGTGCCGCGCCGAAACATCTCCAATACCATGCGTTTCTCGCTCCTCGCTGTTGCCTTGGTGCCACCTGCGACAGTGGCGGCTTGCCCGTCACTCTGCGGGCAAGCCGTTAACAACGCCCAATCACAGCGTGCGCACCCTCGGGTCGCGCCATTTTGAAGCTGGCGCGACCATCACCTCGTGCAACGCCCACACCAGCGCATCCACCCGGTCGTGGCTGCCTCGCCCCTCGAACCCCTGCGCCGTCATCGCGCACATCTCGTCCTCCAGTGCCGCCAGATCCGCGCCGCCCGAATGCCGCACGCGCCCCTGCTCATAAAGCGCCGCCACCGGTTCGGCCCTCGCCACCTTGCCCTGGCGCGCATGCACCTTGGTGACGGGCGCCAGCGGCGCAACCTGGCGGATCACCTCCTCGACCAGGTTGCCGCCCTGGTTGACCTCGGCCACCAGCCGCCCCGCGCCCCAGCGCTCCATCGCGGAGACCGCGCGCTCGGCCCATTCGGTGGGGCGCGCGCCGCGAACGCTGGCATCCTCCAGCACCCAGGCGCGCCAGTCCTGTACGGGCCCGCGCGTGCGCGCGCCCACCACCACGATGCCGCAGGCGTCCGATCCGGCGTGCCCGCTCACCGGCGGGTCCACCGCCACCACGATGCGATCCATCTCGGCCACATCGGGCGCCTCGCAGCGCCCCCCGTCCAGCATCGAGGGACGCCACAGCGCCCCCTCCGCCTCGTCGATCAGGATCCCGTCCAGTTCCTGCCGACCGGTGCGCGTGCCGGCATAGCGCGCCCGCACCTCATCCAGGAAGCTCTCGGCCAGGTTGGCGCGGTTGGCCTCGGTCGGGGCCTGCGTCAAAACCGTGCTATTCATCTGCAGGATATCCTTCAACACGCCTACGTTGCGCGGCGTCGTGGTCACGCACACCCGCGGCCGCGTCCCGATGCGCAGCCCGAATTGCAGCATGTCCCACGTCGCGCTCGCACGCTTCCACTTGGCCATCTCATCGACCCAGGCCGCATCGAATTGCGGCCCCCGCAGCCCCTCAGGGTCATGCGCCGAAAACACCTGCGCCGTGGCACCGTTGGGCCACAGCAAACGCTTACGCCCCGCCTGCCAGACCGGCCGCCGATCGGGCGGCGCACAAGCCAGGATGCCGCTTTCGCCGAACACCATCACCTCGCGCACCTGGTCCACCGTTTCGCCCACCAGCGCGACGCGACTGCACGCGCCGGCATCCATCGGCCGCGCGCCCTCGACCTGCGCGCGCACCCATTCGGCGCCTGCGCGGGTTTTGCCCGCGCCGCGCCCGCCCATCACGACCCAAGTGCGCCACGCGCCCTCGGGCGGTAATTGATGGTCCATTGCCCAGAACTCAAACAGGTAGGGCAGTGCCAT